TGAGACAGCAACAGGCGCTGATACATTTGTTGAGTTTATCGTCAAGATCAACGCGACTATGCACCAGTACAATAACTCTACTGGCATATAAGGAGCGTAAATCATGGCTATTTCACGCGCACAGCTACTTAAAGAACTTCTTCCCGGTCTAAACGCTTTGTTTGGTATGGAGTACGCTCGTTACGGTGAGCAACATAAAGAAATTTATGAAACCGAAACTTCAGAGCGTTCATTTGAAGAAGAGACGAAACTGTCTGGCTTTTCTGCCGCACCTGTTAAGAACGAGGGCTCTGCCATCGCTTACGACAATGCGCAAGAAGCGTTCACGGCTCGTTACACACACGAAACTATCGCTTTGGGCTTCTCCATCACGGAAGAAGCAGTGGAAGACAACTTGTATGACTCGTTGTCAGCCCGCTATACCAAAGCTTTGGCTCGTGCTATGGCTTACACCAAGCAGGTTAAAAGCGCCGCTGTTTTGAACAATGGTTTCACTAACGCCGCCGTTTATTACGGTGGTGATGGCGTTCCTCTGTTCAGCACATCACACCCTTTGATCTCCGGTGGTACTAACAGCAACACCCCATCTACTCAAGCTGATTTGAACGAGACTTCTTTGGAAGCCGCCGTTATTCAGATCGCTGCTTGGACTGATGAGCGTGGTTTGCTGATCGCTGGTAAGCCACGTAAGTTGATTGTTCCTCCTGCATTGCAGTTCACGGCAACTCGTTTGCTTGAGACTTCACTGCGTGTTGGTACTGCTGACAATGATATTAATGCGTTGAAGAACAACGGTTCTATCCCTGAAGGCTACACAGTCAACAACTACTTGACAGACACAAACGCTTGGTTCTTGTGTACAGACGTGCCTAACGGTTTGAAGCACTTCATCCGTTCTCCTCTGGAGAACAAGATGGACGGTGACTTTGACACTGGCAACGTGCGTTATAAGGCCCGCGAGCGTTATTCGTTTGGCTGGTCTGACCCATTGGGCATGTTTGGCTCGTCCGGTTCGACCTAATATTTCTTAGGGAATATTTGAGAGGGGGCCTTGTGCCCCCTTTTCTTTTGGTGTATATTGACCTCATTCCGGGCTTTCCGGTGCATTAGACAGTCCCGGCTGACGACATACAGACTAATGCACTCTACTTGTATGTAAGGACACATCATGGCAACCACCACGTTCTCCGGCCCAGTCGTATCTAACAACGGCTTTATCACTGGCCCCGGTTCACTTGTACAAATCACGACTGCAACTACGGCCACTAACGCCGCAAATGCTGGGCGCTTAAATTTATTTAACGTAGCTGCGGGGGCAATCGTTACACTGCCTGCGGCTACCGGCAGCGGCAACCAATACAATTTTGCCGTGCAAACCACAGTTACCAGCAACAACTACGTTGTCCAAGTGGCAAATGCAACAGATGTGATGGCAGGCCGCGCCATTATTTTGCAAGATGCCGCCGATACGTTAGTTGGCTTTGAAACCGTTGCTGCATCTGACACCATTACCCTAAACGGCACCACCAAAGGCGGCACCAAAGGCGATACGATCTACATCACTGACATTGCCAGTGGGTTGTTTTTGGTACATTGCAATTTGACCGGCACCGGCACAGAAGCTACACCATTTAGCGCTGCTGTTTAATCGGGAGATTGATTATGAGCATGCAAACTGACGTACAGGCCAGTGCGGTACTTACGGCTGACGGGCAATTGCTCGATCAGGCGGGCGGAACTATCACTCGTGCGCGTATAAAAAGCATATATATTGTCCCGTCTGGAACGGCAGGCAGCGTTGTGTTTAAAGATGGCGGTGCTTCTGGTACAACCCGTTTGACTATTAATACGGTTGCTTCTGCTACACAGCCAACATACACCCTGATTCCCGGCGAGGGGCTTTTGTTTGCCACAAACATTTACGCAGACGTAACTTCCATTGGCTCAGTCATGGTGTTTTATGGCTAAGAAGAAAGGCCCGGTTCTCTCGGTTGGTCGCGGCGAAAAGCTACCGATCTCCAAGGGGGCGGGCTTGACTGCCAAAGGCCGTGCTAAGTACAACGCTGCCACGGGCAGTAACCTGAAGGCTCCACAGCCACAAGGCGGCAAGCGTAAGGACTCATTCTGCGCCCGTATGAGCGGTATGCCCGGCCCAATGAAAGACGAGAAGGGTAAGCCCACCCGTAAGGCGGCTGCTCTTGCAAGATGGAAATGCTGACATGAACCAAGCAAACGTTGAAACCTTAAAGCATGTAGCGGATGGCGTTGCCGCTGTTACAGCTATTGGTACGTTGATGCAACTGCTCCCTGCGGTTGCCGCGCTGTTTACGATCGTGTGGACAGGCATGCGGATCACTGAAATGATTGCGGGCAAGCCGTTTTCTGAACTTATTGGCCGGAAAAAAGATGCCAGCAACAAGTGAAAAACAAAAGCTGTTCATGGATGCGGCTGCACACAACCCCAAGTTTGCAAAAGCTGCGGGTGTACCGGTATCGGTTGCTAAGGAATTTAGCGGCGAGAGCAAGGGGATGAAGTTTGGTAAGGACACCAATAAGTCCCGCCCCGATCTTCAAAGAGTTAATAAACCTAAGACACTTCATGGGAAGATGTCAATTATGAAAGAAGGCGGTGATACTATGATGTCAAAAATGGGCAAACCTACGATGAAAAAAGGTATGAGCATGGCTAAAGACGGCATGAAGCGTCCTACACCTATGGCTGATACATCCATGATGGGTATGAAAAAAGGCGGTATGGCTGGTGGCGGCATGCCTATGGTCATGAAAGACGGCAAAAAAATTCCAGCTTTTGCTGCTGACGGCAAAGGCGCAATGAAACATGGCGGCACAGCCAAGAAGATGAACATGGGTGGTATGTCTAATGGTGGCTCTGCCTCCAAACGCGCTGATGGTATTGCCATTAAGGGTAAAACCAAGGGCACTATGCTCAAAAAAGGCGGCATGGCCTGCTAATCTAAGGAGATAATCATGAAGAAAATGAAGCGTTACAACGGTGAAGAGGGTAGCGAAGTTACAATTGATCCGTTAGAAGCCGCAAATGCTTCTGAAGCTTCAAAAAACATAGCGGACGAAGCCGAGGGCGAACGTATTCTTGAAAGAATGCGCGATGAGGCTGCAAAACCAAAGCCCAAAACGATGGCTAAAGCTATGCCAAAAGCCATGCCGAAAGCAGCACCTGCTCCTGCACCTAAAGCAAGCCCAGTTGACGAAACAAAGCTTTCTTTGTCTGATCGCTTTAAGCTAAGCCGTGATCGTTCTAGATCCGGCAGTGGGCCAACTGATACACGTTCAGTTTCCCAACGTTTACGCTCCGCTTTTGGCATGAAAAAAGGTGGCGAAGCTAAAAAGATGGCCTCTGGCGGTTCGACTTCTTCGGCCTCCAAACGTGCTGATGGCATTGCTTCCAAAGGCAAGACTCGCGGAAAAATGTGCTAAGGAAACATCATGCCCAAAAAGACCCAAGCAGAGATTGACGCCGACGATTTAGCCGCACAAGCTCGTGCAGAGGCTAGTTCTGGCGGCACTGACGCACCGCCTACGGATGCTATGAAGCAGACTATGGCTGACCGCAAAGCTGAAATAGAAGCGGAAAGAGCGCAGACAACCAGATCGTCTATGGGCAACAGTCTCTTAAAATTTGGTTTAGAAAGAATGAAAAACTCAAAGCCAGTAGAGAAAAAAGCCAAAGGCGGGTCTGTGTCCTCGGCTTCTTCGCGTGCTGATGGCTGTGCCACCAAGGGTAAAACCCGTGGGAAGATGGTGTAACTATGGCAACCGTAAAACCCGTAGGTGGCGTTGTTAAGTCTTTAAAAAAGGCTGGGTTTTATGGCGCTAGTAAACCCAAACGGCTGGGCATTATCAACAAAGTTACAACCAAACCTCAAAGGATAGAGATGGTTGATAAGCTGTTTCTAGCCAAAAAAGTTAAAGGCGGTAAGAAATGATAGCCAGCCGTGGGATGGGAGCCCTCTCCCCCAGTAAAATGCCCAAGGGCAAACGTAAAGCTCGTCGGGATAACACCGACTTCACCCAGTACAAAGAGGGTGGTGCAGTGAAATCTAAGGTGAACGAAGCTGGCAACTACACCAAGCCTGAGCTACGCAAGCGTATTTTTAATAGCGTCAAAGCTGCGGCAATCGTTGGTACAGGCGCAGGGCAATGGAGCGCAAGAAAAGCACAAGTTATGGCCAAGCGGTACAAAGCCGCAGGTGGCGGGTATCGTGACTAAGTGGTCTGATAAACGCAAAAAGTCCATAGACTGCGATAACCCAAAAGGTTTTTCGGAGAAGGCACATTGCGCAGGTAAGAAGATGGCCGGTGGTGGGTTGGCTAAACCGCAACAGTCTCTCAAGGACTGGGGCAAACAAGATTGGACGACTAAAAGTGGTAAAAAATCTTCTGACACTGGTGAACGATACCTTCCAAAAGCTGCGATTAAAAGTCTTAGCTCTAGTGAGTACGCTGCAACAACGCGTGCAAAACGTGCTGGCAAAGCTAAAGGGAAACAATTCGTAGCCCAGCCCAAAACGA